AAAGCTCCAGGTGAAAAATTTGCTTGGACTAAAGAAATGGTCCATGAACTACAAGCCTGTGCAGCTGATCCGCTCTATTTTATTAAGCACTATGTCAAGATCGTCCATCCTGACCGAGGTCTTGTTAAATTCGATCTATACGATTATCAGGAAGAGATTATCAAGAAGGCTCATCAAAACCGTTTCTTGATCGTCGCAACCTCAAGACAAGTTGGTAAGTCAACAGTTATGACTGCCTTCATCTTGTGGTACATTCTCTTCCACGCCAATAAGACAGTGGCAATGCTAGCTAATAAAGGTGAAATCGCCCGAGAAATCTTGGGCCGTGTCCACTTGTCTTATCAGAACCTACCGAAGTGGCTACAGCAAGGTGTTGTTGTTTGGAACAAAGGATCGATTGAATTAGAAAACGGTTCAAAGGTTATTGCGGCTGCAACATCATCAGATGCTATCCGAGGATATACAATCAACATGTTGTTCCTCGACGAAATGGCCTTCGTTGAAAATTGGGATGAGTTTGAATCATCAGTTATGCCAACCATCTCAGCATCAAACGAATCACGTGTGTTGATGGTCTCAACACCAAACAACTTGAACCACTTCCATAAGTATTGGGAAGGAGCACATCGTGAAGGTGAAGACTGGAATGGATACCAGCATGTTGAAGTGCATTGGAGCCGTGTCCCAGGACGTGACAAGAAATGGATGGAAACCACTCTTGCTTCAATGGGTGGTAACCTCGACAAGTTCAATCAAGAATTCTGTGTCGAATTCCTTGGTTCATCGGGTACACTAATTAGTGGTTCGGCTCTAAAGAGACTAGCCAAAGCATGGAAAGTCCCGGTCATTACTGCTAGAGGTCTATGTAAATATAAGGATTCAATCAAAGGTGAATTGATTGATAAGCCTGGAAACGTTGGGGCTAATCGTCAAATGACGAAGATCGAACCACATCGTTATGTCATGACCGTTGACGTATCTGAAGGTAAAGGTTTCGATTACTCAGCCTTCTCAGTTATTGACGTAACACAGATGCCATATGAACAAGTCTGTACGTTCCGTAGCAATACAATCACTCCAATTGAACTAACTGAAATCATCTATCATGCCGCAACAACTTATAACGATGCATTGGTCTTGATCGAGCATGCATCATTAGGTCCAGCTGTTGCCGAAAGTTTACATATGGACTTTGATTATGAAGGTGTCTTAATGACTGAATCAGCTGGTGCCTTGGGTAAACGTATCTCGACCGGTGGTGGTAAGATGATCGACAAAGGTCTTAAGATGACCGTGAACGTTAAGGCTCATGGTTGCTCATATCTTAAACTATTAGTCGAACAAGAGCAATTAATCATTAACGACTTCACTGTCATATCTGAATTAAGCACATTCATTCGAGATGGTAAGACATTTAAGGCTGATGAAGGCAAGTATGACGATACAGTCATGGCTTTGGTGGTCTTTGCATGGCTATCTAATCAACAGTATTTTAAAGATTGGACAAATCTTAACACTTACGCGATGTTAAGAGATATCCCAACAGCCGAAGTCGAAGAAGCATTGGTTCCATTCGGTTTCTTCTCATTACCAGCTGACGAACAGGCTGAATATACGATGCAGGATATCATAAACCATCCTGATTATGTCCTGAAGCAACGCTTTGCTGCTGAAGAACAACGTCGAGAGTATGAAGAAGTCGGAAAGCACAAGTGGCAAGGTGATAATGGATTTACTCCATATTTACCACCTGGATATCTACCAAACTTTTAAAACTTGAACTCATTTTCCATTGGATGTTCAAGTTTATCAAATCGAGCTTTGACCTTACCATATCGAATTTTCATCTGATGTAGTTCTTTATATTCAGGGATCTGCCACTTATCGAGGAATGCTTTCTTTCCTTTTTCGGACGCAGCTTTCTTCTCTTCAGGCGATAATGCATGAATGCCTGTTCGATTTTGATGTGTTTTAATACCGGCTCGTTGTTTGGCGACGTTTTTCATTGGGGATACTCCACGGTATTTATTACTGTATTGGAGTGCTTGGGGTACGCTGAAATCCTTCTTTTCATAAATACAAGTGAAGAATTACTTGTGAGAAGGATAGTCCAAAATGACATTTTTGGTTTCGCCCGGTGTTAGTGTTGCCGAATTCGATTTGACCCAAACAATTCCAGCTGTTGCAGAAACACCTGCGGCTATCGCTGGTGTCTATCTTTGGGGTCCTGCATTTCAGCCTGTCCTAGTTCAGGGTGAACCAAATTACGTTCAAGTCTTTGGTCCTCCTGCAAACCTAAACGGAGAAACATGGTTCTCAGGACAAAGCTTCTTGGCCTACGGTGGTAACCTATACGTTGTTCGTTGCGTTGATACCGCAGGTAATACAGTTCAACAGACCACATCAGCTAACCTAAGTGGTGGTAACAGCGTTGTCCTTATGGCCAACACAACTGGTATCGCAAACGGAATGGCACTTCTATACTGTAACTCAACAGCATTGTCGCCTAACCAAGGTGGTATCGTTACTGTTCTTTCGACCAACACCACATCAGTTACTCTATCGACTGCTCCAACTGTTAACTCAGGAACAGTTGCAAGCTTGGTATTCCGTACTAACATCGCATATACAGCGTTTGCTCAGCAAGGATCAAACAGCACGAACCAATTGGCATTCTCGTCGAATGCTAACATCATCAATGCAAACGGCTATAACAGTCTAGCCGGTACCATTAACCCAACCCTATGTTACGCAGCACGTTATGTTGGTAACTTGGGTAACTCATTGCGTATCTCAGTTTGTGAAACTCCAACACAATTCACAAGCAACATTGACTTGACTGATAGTGCAAACACATCACTTAATACCGCAGCTTGCGTATGGGCCGGTAATGTCGGATCAAACGTCCTATCGGTTACTGTCTCTCCTGCAAATACTTCAAACGCTGCTGATGTATCACTTGCAAACACAATTGCTGTCAATGCTCTTGCAAGCCTATCGAACGGTGACTGGATCCTATTCGGAAACAGCACAGTCGGCTTTGATGAACTACAAGTTTCAGGCTTGAGTGCATCGGTTTCAAACGTTGGTAACATCTTTACGTTCTCGATCAACACAACTGAAAACTATGGATTGGTCTCAAACACTTCATGGCCAAACATCCAGCGTTATTGGGAATTCTTCAACCTAGTTGGTGTTGCACCTGGACAGTCAGCATATCAGGTCACTTACGGTAACAACCAAGCAAACGACCAATTGTCGATTGTTGTTGTTGATAACAACGGTCTATTCACTGGTAAGCCAGGAACAGTCCTTGAAACATATCGTAACCTTAGCCGTGCAACTGATAACCAACTACCAAATGGTCTAACTAACTATTACTGTACAGTTATCAACCAGCAGTCAAGCTACATCTGGTGGACCAACGACCGCTTTGGTGCTTCTTCAAACACAAGCCAGTATCTACAAAGCTCGATCAACGACAATGTCTTTGACGAAACATTCTATGGTGGTGCTGATGGTCTTGGTGAAGGTGCAATCGATATGGGCGCAATCATCAACGGTTACGCATACTATGTATCGCCTCAGAACATCGACATTGGTTTGGTCATCACTGGTAAGGCTCTAGGTATCTCAGGCTTTGGTAACACTCAGCTTGCAACATGGCTGATCAACAACATTGCCGAAGAACGTAAAGACTGTGTGGTCTTCTGTTCACCTGACATTGCCGACACTGTCAATGCTGGTACAGTTACATCGTTCATTGCGAACACTGTTATCCAGCATCGTCAGAACTTACCATCAAGCTCATACGGCTTCATGGACTCAGGTCACAAGTACACTTACGACCGATACAACAACGTCTACCGTTACGTTCCATTGAACGGTGACATGGCTGGTCTATGTTGTCAGACAGACATGACAAATGCTCCATGGTGGTCACCAGCTGGTTTCAACCGTGGTAATGTCAAGAACGTTGTTCAGCTTTCGTGGAACCCTGCTCCAAGCGACCGAGACGTATTGTACTCGGAAGGTGTCAACCCTGTTGTTACCTTCAAGAATCCTCCATTCGCTTCAGGTCCAATTGGAACTGTTCTATATGGTGACAAGACCTTGTTCGCACAGAACTCGGCATTCAACCGTATTAACGTTCGACGTTTGTTCATTGTCCTTGAAAAGGCAATTGCAACAGCTGCTCAATACTACTTGTTCGAATTCAACGATAGCTTCACACAAGCTCAGTTCCGAGCAATGTGTACTCCATTCTTGGCTGACATTAAGGCTCAGCGTGGTTTGATCGCATTCGACGTACGTTGTGACAGCACCAACAATCCACCAGAAGTCGTTCAGGCAAACGAATTCATCGCTGATATCTTCGTCATGCCTAACTACTCAATCAACTGGATCCGCTTGAACTTCGTCAACGTTCCGCCAACATTGACGTTCGCTGAAGCAGAATCGATCCAATACTAAGTGATAAATACCTGGATAGGGAGTTTAACTAAATGATATTCGACGTAAACACATTCCGTTCACAAGGTTTGCCTCTTGGTGGTGCTCGTCCATCGCTCTTTGCGGTGTTCATTCCAACTACCTTTCTTAGTATTACAGGTATCAATGTAGATAATCCTGGAGATTTCCAACTACAAGTCTCAGCAGCTAGTTTGCCGATGGCTCAGTTGACATCAATCGATGTTTACTACCAAGGCCGTGCAATGAGAGTAGCTGGAGAACGTGCGTTCCAGCCATGGAACGTTACGGTGTATAATGATGAAGATTTCGGTCTACGTGACTTCTTGGAATCATGGTCAAACATGATCAACTCGTTTGAATCAAACGTCCAAGCTGACACAGCAGCAGGTAATCCAAACATCCTAGCATCGAACGGTGGTTATAAGCTCGATCAAGTTTACGTCGAACAGTATAGCCGTGATGGTTCATTGCTTCGTACCTATGAATTCTGGGGTATGTATCCTGAAGTCATCGGTGAAATTCAGTTGAATTGGGAACAGGGCAACCGTATCGAAACATTTGATGTTCGTTTTGCATATGATTATTGGGTTCCAAGCAACGACCGTGGCCAGATCTATCCAGCTACTTACTTGGACGACACAGGTGCTTCAAACGTACCGCCTCCTGGTATTCCATTGCCAACACCTGGATCAGGTGCCGGTGCTGGACTTGGTACAATTGGTGGCGTTATCAACGTCACTTGAGTAAGAAAATTTCTTACACACCTAACAATGATAAATACTCCAGAGACATTTCTGGAGTATTTTTTTGTCTGGTTTTATTTACGTATGGTATGATAAAAAACATCATCGTTATTATGTAGGTTCTCATTGGGGAACTGATGATGATGGATATATCTGTTCATCTGATAATATGAAACATAATTATCGTAATCGACCTTATGATTTCAAAAGACGTATTGTTAAATATATACAAACCAATCGACAAGATCTTCTTGATGAAGAACAGCGATGGTTGAATATGATTAAACCAAACGAATTTGGATTTCGATATTATAATATTTCTTCATCTGTCAAAGGTCCTTATTGGTGGATGAATGAAAAAACTAAACAAGAAGTTATTGCAAAAGTATCTGCATCACGTAAAGGACAACCAAGTAACTGGAAAGGAAAAACTGCTTCACCAGAAACACGTGCTAAACAAAGTGCTGCTAAACTTGGAAAACCTTCTCCACGTAAAGGGAAACAGCTACAGTGGATAAATAACAATGAACAAGATAAATTGATACCTCGTAATGAAAGCATTCCTTATGGGTGGACAAAAGGTCGTTTATACAGAGGACAATTTCATGGAAATCAATATGTCACAAGTGAGAGTATAAATGGCTGATAAAGAAACTAATCCGACAGCAGCGCAAGGAACAGGCATCACTAATGCCGCTCAAAGCCTATTCGGCTATCTATTCCAACGTCGTGAACCAATTGCTGAACCAGCAAGCTTTGCTCCACGCGAAGTTGACGATGGTGCCGTTGTCGTTGCTCCTGGTGGTAGTCAAGGTACCTACATTGACCTTGATGGTACCATCAAATCTGAAGCAGAACTTGTTACTCGCTACCGTGAAATGATGATAACTCCGGAGACCGATACAGCGGTCGAGGAAATTTGTGATGAGGTAATCCCACATGAAGAAGACAAAGGTGTCAAAATTATTCTCGACGACGTGCAACAATCCGACGAAGTTAAAAAAGCTATCGAGCTTGCCTTCGCGGACGTACTTGATCTCCTTGACTATAGACATACCGCATACCAGACTTTCCGTAGGTGGTACATTGATGGAAGGTTATACTTCCATGTCATCATCGATGAAGCCAATCCAAAAGACGGTGTCCAAGAACTACGATACATCGACCCTCGCAAGATTAGAAAGGTTCGAGAGGTTGTCAAACGACAAGTACGAGGTACCCAAGTTTCTTCCGGTGAGGCAGTCGTTACCCAAACGAAAAACGAATACTACTTATTCAGCGACAAAGGCTTCAACGTTGGAAATAAATTTACTGGACCTTCAACTAGCGGCATTAAGATTGCCAAAGATGCAATCCTCCACTCCACTTCAGGTCTCACAGATGCTTTGGGATCAGTTGTGCTTGGTTACCTCCATAAAGCCATCAAGCCCCTTAACCAGCTTCGAGTCCTTGAAGATAGTTCGGTCATCTACCGACTAACACGTGCTCCAGAACGACGTGTTTGGTACATTGATATTGGTAACCTACCAAAGATGAAAGCGGAACAGTATGTCCGTGACATCATGGTCAAGCATAAGAATAGGCTTAATTATGACCCTAGCTCTGGAGAAATCCTTGATAATCGACGCTTTATCACGATGCTTGAAGACTTTTGGTTGCCAAGGCGTTCAGATGGACAGGGTACCAAAGTTGAAACTCTCCCACCTGGAACGTCATTTAACCAAATTGACGACATTCTGTATTTCCAGAAGAAATTATATCAGTCCTTGGGTGTTCCCGTCAATCGGCTTAACCCCGATGACCAATACAACGAAGCTACTGCAACAGGCATTACACGAGACGAAGTTCGTTTCGGCAAACTCATTGCCCGACTACGTCAAAGGTTCTCTTCACAACTATTTACGAAACTCCTAGAGAAACAGCTTGTCCTAAAGCAAGTCATGAGCATTGAAGACTTCCAGAAAGTCGCAAGCTATATCTCATATCAATTCAGTCGTGACAACGAATTCCGTGAAATGAAGCAACTTCAAGTATGGACTGCTCGTTTGACCGCAGCAACCTTATTTGCTCCATTCGTTGGACGTTGGTTCTCAGATACATTTGTTCGTAAGGAAATCTTCCGCATGGATGATGATGAAATTACTGAGATGGATGAACAGATCGCAGAAGAGAGTCTAGATCCTCAGTTCCAAGGCATGCCTGGACAGCCTGAACAAGAAGAGGAAGCGGGAGATGATGGAGGCCAAGAAGA